TTTTAATAAGTAGTTGATATTATTATATAATATAAGAACAGATTGTAACATATTTGGTTTTTCAAAAAAGTTACAAAAGTTACATTTGTATATTTCTATATATATATTAGTATAATATTTGCAAACTTTGTTTAAAATTTATTGGGAACAAAAATGGAAAAAGAAAATAGTCCTATATCTAGAGGTCGTGGAAGACCAAAAGGTAGAGGTTTAAATGAAAACAGCCCTTTGACAGACAAGCAGAAGCGTTTTGTTACTCAACTCGTGGACAATGATGGTACAATCACGAAGCGACAGGCTGCGATAAACGCAGGATATTCTGAAAAAAGTGCTCACTCTAAGGCATATGAGTTAACGAACCCAAACATATGTCCCCATGTGGTTGCTGAAATTCGTAAAAAGAAAATTGAATTAGATGAAAAGTTCGGGATCACCTTTTCGAGGCACGTAAGAGACTTACAACGCATCAGGGACATAGCTTTAGAGAACGGAGCGTATTCAGCTGCGGTTCAAGCAGAATACAGAAGAGGTCAAGCTCAAGGAAACATTTACGTTAATAAGTCTGAGATAAGACATGGTTCTATCGATTCTATGAGCCGTGAAGAGGTAGAGAAGGCACTTCAGGATTTAAAGAATTCATATGGAAACAATGTTATCAACATCACTCCTAGCGAAGCAACCAAGCAAATCGAAGAAGCCAGAGTCGAAGCTATATCAGGATTTAAAGAAATATCAGAAAAAGAATCTATCAAAGTCTCATCTAACTAGAATAGAGACGACAGTAAGTCTTGGTTTTCCTGACATTTTTTATTCTGATCCGCGAGGCGTGTTTCATTTACTGGAGTTAAAGACAAGTCCTAACTTTGCCGTGAAGATTTCTCCCCACCAACTAAGCTTTATGTTAAGGCATCAGAATTCATCGGCATGGGTTTTGGTTCGCGGTTTAAAGACGATGGAGCTATATTTATATCATTCTAGCCAGATTATGGGGTTAAACGAATCGGGTCTTCGATTCGCGCCAAAGTGCAAAACAAGCGATTTTGGTGATATTTTCGACAATGTTTCACGTGAAACATTCCGTTAACTCGTTGTTTTCATTCACTTTAAAATAAAACTATTAAATGTATGCGACTTGTGGTATACTATGTATAGGTACTCTTCATGGCGAAGACACTTACGGAATACTTTTTCGAAGGTTGAGCCAACAGTTCCAGTAGCCATGAGGACTACCGTCTTGCAATGTTTCACGTGAAACATTGGGCTATTTGAAATAGTTTATAAACAATCAGAAACCTGAAAGGGGTTAGTTATGTCTGAGTCAAAAATTACATTAGAGGGTTTAATTTCTGAAGCTCTTAATGGTCATATTAACAAACCTGTTAATAAAACTTTTGTTTTTAATGACGGAGGCGCGAAGGAGGCAGGATTTAAAGGTCGTGCTGATGACTGTGTATGTCGTTCTTTTGCAATCGTAAGTGGCAAATCATATAATGAGGTTGCAGATCTTATTAAGGAGTTTTCCAAGCGAGAGCGAAAGTCCAAGCGCAAACGTAATAAATCAACAGTTCGTTCAGGTGTTTATAAAGCTACCGTTAAAAAAGTAGCTGAAGCACTTGATCTTGTCTGGACACCGACAATGTCTATTGGTTCGGGTTGCACGGTTCATTTAAGGTCGGATGAATTGCCAAGCGGTACGATTGCAGTCAATTGTAGTCTTCACGTTACAGCAATGATTGATGGTGTCATCCATGACACGCATGATCCTTCTCGAAATGGGACACGTTGTGTTTACGGTTATTGGTCAAAACAATCGTAACTGTGTTTTAATCACATGAGCATCCGTCTGGTATCTTTTAGAAGTGCCAGACGGATATTCTTCGATTGGATAGTTTAAAGCTTTTTTAAACGTTTTCTTTTCTTTTTTAGAACCTAATAGATAGATGTATCTATGTTTCTGGGGTCGCGCTATGTGCTCATATTTATCTGTTTCACGCATACGTTCTTTTAGGGACACTTGCTCACACAAAGTTTTTGAATGTTTATTAGTTCCTATTTCGCGCCATTCGTTTCTTTTTGCGGATATTCCTGTATAGATAAAGTTACACGCCTGATAGATTGTTCCGACATGGTTCATGCTTGTATCTGCATAGGACACCACGATTCGTGGGCTGCGCACCATCTTCAGAGTTTTAGCAACAAAGAAGGAGGCTTCGTTTTTATTATTGCGTAGGAGGCAAACACGGTTTAGTTCGAGAACAAGGTGAGAATAATCATCGCCACAAATGCCCCGACAAAGAGATGGTGAGGGTGGAATTCCATAGGTAATCACTCCTATTAGTTCTTTGCCGTCATACAAGCCAAACGCATCGGTGATATTAGGGACACGTTTGGCATAATGACGATTAAGAATCCAATCGTAAGTTTCTTCTGATTTAATTTTGTCAACGTTTAGCATTAGTACCCACGCAGAACCCTCCGCCAATCTTTACGGATTTTACTTGCGTATTCTTCTGCTTCAATAATGTCGTACCCAGCCTTTTCACAACGCATTGCGATTGTTGTTTCTATAAGCAGTCGAATACGTTGCACGGCATCAATAAACGAATCCTCTTCCTCATAATATTTTAAATTTTCTTTTGCCAAATTTTCTCTAACAATTTGTAGAGCAATATCATCTTTATTCATTAGTTTATTGTTACACCTTCTACTGTGTTTGAACTTTTTGCTATTGTTTGTGCTATTTTAATTAATTTATCGACAGGTTCGAAATTTTCATCTTTAGATAAATCCTGATCTTCTGTCATATCATACAAGCATCCGAATATGGCAACTAAAACACCAATAGATACGACAGGTTCGTTTTCAATCGATCTTGCTTGGATATGTTTCATTATTAAATTCATAACATCCAAGCCCATATCAACTCCGATAGAAAAATCAGAACCTTCTTCAGTTGAGAATTGAAATCCATCATCTTTTTTCATTTATAATTCCAACGATAAAATATATGATTATTTATTTGCACGGTTTTTTCCTTTGATTCAGCCCAATCGGGATACACATAGGTTGCATGATAGTGTGTTGCACCCTCTGTCACATCATACGTGCGAAAGGTCATTACTCCGTAAGCTACCATAATTGAAACTTCCCACACTTCATTGTTAGGCACAACATCGCTTTTACCATCACAATAAAAACTAAACTGGCATTTGTCACGAACAGGATAGTCCTGTTCCCACGAATAAGTAGGACCTTGTTTTATGACAGAACAAATATCATCGGGATAACGATGATCAATAACACGGTTCATTACCACGTTTGCCACGGCAATTTGCCCAACAATAGGTTCACTTCTTGATTCAAAATAAATAGCTGTTGCCATGCAAATTAAAGGATCAATCATTTTTACCTCCGTTTTATTAACATATAAGATAAATCTTATCTGGTTGCAAGCAAAATTGCTTGAATATATAAAATTTATTATATATCATTGCAGTATGAGCAGAGAAAAAAACGATTTTTATCCAACACCCGACTATGCAACACATAGTTTTATGAAGCATCACGACATTAGAGAGGGTTCGCCTCATGTGTGGGGCAAGGATGTTTGGGAGCCAGCTTGCGGAGATGGTGCAATCTCTAAAATTTTAGAAAAAGACTATGATATGAGGGTCTTGAGCACCGATTTGGTAAACAGGGGCTACGGTCAGTCGGGCATAGACTTTTTAATGGAGACAAAGATAGAAGCACCGTGGGTCGTGACTAATCCGCCTTACAAACTGGCTAATGAGTTTGTTACGAAATGCCTAGATTTTATGGATCAGGAAGAACATTTCAACGGATTTGCTATGTTGTTACGATTGGCATTTTTAGAAGGACAAGGCAGACACGATAAGATTTTTACACGCAAACGTCCTTCGAAGGTCATGGTATATAGCAAGAGGCTGACGATGATTCGCGGAGATCATGACGAAGCATGGTATGGTTCTGGCAAAATGGCATTTGCTTGGTTTATTTGGGACAGATGGGACAGGGATACTGTTTTAACGTGGATAAACGATTAAGTTTTGTTTATGTATTTTAGTTGTCCTGATAGCATTCGTCTAGTTGACAAGTCTCTTCTCAATGCTCCCAACTCTCTTGCGTTTTTAGCTTTAGCCATAGACTGATATTTTTTTGGTGGTCTTAAATTAACCACTTTGTTATTTAATTTATCTAATTCTTCGGCAAATTGTTCAACCGACATTCTACTCGCTTCGTCCATTTAATTTCTCCACGCCTTCCTCTGTAAAAGGATTTTCCTTATGCATGAGTGATGATGCCTCGACACCTAGATTGTACAAAACGTTTTGCATATCATTGTCAGATGCTTTACCCCGACTCGATAAGAATACTTCCACGGGTTTTTTAGATTCAGGATGATAACTGACGGTGACAGATATACCCATGCCCATATCAGAAGTTACACACGGTCTGCGATTAGGCAATTCGCTCATGATTCTCTCCGAATAAAAAAATTGATTTTTAAGTTTAAAAAAAAGAGAAGAATATGTCTATTAATTTATTAATTATTTTTTTGTTATCTGATAGCCTTCAGACTTGCAAAACACTTCAAACATAATCTTTAACTGTCCACCAATGGTTCGCTGTTCAAGTTTTGCAATTTGTTTAATGCCCTCATATACATCCACAGGCACTAAAATAGACTTCCATTTAGTTAAATCCATTTTTATCTCCTTTATTAATAAGAATATATAACATTTATCTTATACATACAAGTAAAAAAAGACCCCTGACGTAGTTGATACCTAGCAATCAGGGGTCAGTAGTGGTTTAAAACGCTAGAAAAAAACCACATCTGGGGAGATATGAAAATTTACTTTGCTTCACCCCAACTCAAACCTATTTCAAGATCGGTCTTCATTGGTACTTTTAACTGTACAGTATTTTCCATTATGTTAGCAATACTTTTTGCCTGACTTTCATCCTTCACACTTACGGCAAGCTCATCATGTATTTGTAACAATGGAATAATTTTATGTTCATTATATAAATCAGACATTGCTTTTTTGGTCATATCAGCTGCGCTTGCTTGGATAAGCCTGTTTAAAGCTTTGTATGTGTACGCACGTTTCAAAGCAGTATGATCTCCGTAATGTGCTCGTGCTTCCTCATATCCCATCGCTTTATGAACACCAAAACTAGTAGGTTCAAACAAATTAAACCTTAGTTTTCTGCCAAGAATTGATACAATATATCCGTTTCGTTTATTGTCTTGTAACGTTTGTGATACGATATCCATTGTTTTTTTAACGAAAGGCACTCTCTCATGGTATTGTGCTGTAAGTTCTTTTGCTTCCTCAAGAGACACGTCCAATTGATTCGACATTTTGGCAACACCCATACCATACATTAAGGCTAAGTTTAAAACTTTTGCAGATTTTCTGGGTATATCTGCCATCTCTGCAACCATGCTATGAAAATCCATGTCAGGATCATTTACATACCCATTAACGAAATCATCCACACCTTTCATAATTCTACCACTTTTTCCGCCCTGTAGAGCAGAAGCAAAATGCACAAGAATGCGTGGTTCTTGTTGTGAATAGTCTATCGAAGCCCATTTCTCATCTTCTTCAGGTAAGAATACGGAACGAATCATGGGACCAAGTTCCTCGTGCCGTGCTGGAATTTGCTGTAAATTTGGGTTGTTCATACTGATTCGCCCAGAAACTGTACCACCATCATCAGAACGAATTTGATTTATGTGTCCATGAATGCGTCCTTTGTCATCAACATATTTCAAAAGTCCGTTTATGAATGTGCCATTCGTCTTATTGTACTCTCGCGCTTGTAAAATACTTTTAGCAAGCTCGTGATCCGTGGTTTGTAGAAAGTTTTTAGTAAAAGACGGAGCGTTTTTTTCGGTCTTTGGGTATGGTATACTAAGCTTATCGAATGCCTTGGCAAGCGATTGAGCTGCCCATATTTCTGGCTCGAAACCACATAAATCTTTAATCTTTTTAACAGCCTGTATTTCTTTTTTACGAATGTACTGACTTGTTTGTTCTACTCTATCAAGATCTATACGTATGCCACGATACGTCATATCAACAAGGCAAGGTAGTAAATCTCGTTCTAATTCGAATACAGTTTTTAAATTTTCTTTCGTGATGAGATTTTTAAAACATTCCCAAACTTCTAATGTAATTTCTGCGTCAGCGGTAGCATAAGGTCCAACAAACATGGGAGGCAATTGCCACATATCCGCCTTTGGGTCTAAGCCAAACTCACGAGCTGCTTGTTCCAAACCTTTTTCAGACTTAATTTTCTCTATGTAATCGAATGCTACGGCATTTAGACTATAACTAAACCTATTCTCATCAAGAAGTGACGCAACTACCATCGTATCGATGATTTTACCATTTACTTCGAAACCTTCAGATTTTAACCATCCAAGATCATATTGTGCGTTGTGCATTACCTTCGGACATGGAAGACTAAGCACTTCTTGCATGAACTTTTTTACAATGTTGGCATCTAAGTTTCCGCCACCTTCATGCTTTATAGGTAAATATCCACTCCAAAAAGACGTTGCCACCGCAAATCCAATGATATATCCATCTTTACGAGGCCAACCAGGTCCTAAAGATTTTATGTTTGTATCCCTTGTTTCGAGGTCTACTGCTATTTCTTTTGCGCTAGATAAATCAGGAAGTTCGGTTGGAGGAATCCAATCAGATTTTTCTTGGAACATAGCAAATTGTAATGTCATAATTTTTCTTCTTTATGCCGTTCAAAAATCTGTAATAGTTCAATGCCAAGCTGAAAAGCGTTTTTATCGGTAATTTCAAATTGATGAAATTCTGTATCTTTACCATCTTCTCTTTTCAGAACATTAATGACCACTTTTTTTGATTCTGGGTTTATATAGGGGTCAGTTGCATAAATAATTTGATAGGTCATATCTGATAGCTTCTAACTGCATCCTCTGGTGTGATTAAATAAAGATTTTCTTTAGTACGAGTTACTGCAACATAAAAAAGTCTGTGTAAATCTTCAGATATTCTGAATCCTTCCACAGTATTGGACAGACGGGCTTCGTCTGATGCACGGGATATATCTGTATAAACTACAACATTTTCAGCTTCACCACCCTTTGCACCGTGTATAGTAGAAATTTTAATTTTTGGGTCTTCATCTATTTTCTGACCTCTGCGTAACAGCGCAGATATGTAACTGGATTCCTCTTCGGGCAATCTATCTAAAGCAATGTCCCAATTCATTTCAATATCTGCTTTTAAACCCATACTGTTGACTAAATCTTGGAACTTAAATCTATCATTCATTTCGACATTAGGTAGCTTCTTATAGCCACGTTTAATACGAGTGTTAGTCTTCATCCAAGTATACATATGATTAAGGTCTGTACCGAAAATTTCTTCATCGTTTTGCAACGCTTTCCAAGCTAAAACAGCGGTAACGATTGAGAAATTAATGCTTCTCTTATTTTTATATTCAAACAATACGCCAAAACTTCTTAAATTTTCAGTAATTTCTTGTAACATATAAGCACATTGAGCAAGTATAAGCCAAGTTCCTTTGTTCATTTCATCAACGGGCGCACTTACTCTAACATTTACAGATCCTTGAACCGTGTGCGGTAGGTATTTCTTAATTCTTCTATTTTTAATTCTAGATACTATCTTTTCTGCAACACTATGCACAGATTTTGGAACTCTAAAAGACTGTGATAAAACTTCTGATGGACTGTCTAAAGTTAATAAAGATTCAACATCTGCTCCAGCCCACCTGAATATAGCTTGATCGTCATCGCCTGCAACATATGCTTTGTTAGATCTGTTTACGATCACGTTTACCATTTCCCATTGTAATTTTGATAAATCTTGTGCTTCATCAACAAAGACAACGTCAAAGTGTGGGCAATATTTCCCATTGTTAGCTACAAAGTATTCTAAAATGTCGGTGTAATCATAAAGTCTTAAAGACTGTTTGTACTTTTTATAAGAATTAAATGCATAAATTACCTCTTGCAAACTCTCTTCAATCGTTGACTCATTATAAGTTACGTCTACAGGCTCTCTTTTAAGCCGTGACAATTGAATTATTTGCATTACAGGGCTTTCAGCACTAGTGATAGCTGAGATGCCGTCCTCTGGCTCTACAGAAGCTTTACGAGTAAGATTAAAACCAATCTTTAATCCAAGCTCTTTAAGATGGTCATCTGTCATTAGTTGGTTTTGCTTAATGTCGGATAACTGGAACGCAAAGCTATGCAATGTTCTAAAAAAATGTAAATCGCTGTCATCTTCAAACCCGAAGCGTTTTATTGCACGTTCTTTTGCTTCTTGTGCCGCTTTCCTTGAAAAAGCTACAAAAGCAATTCTATTTGGTTGAACACCCTCCTCTATAGCTTTATCGACCAAGTTCAATAAGGTAGTTGTTTTTCCAGTACCAGGTGGCCCATAAATTTTTAAAATTTTAGAAGGGGACATCATCAACCTCAAAATCTGGTGTTGGTACGTCTGTCGTTGGCACTTCGAATGCAGGAATTTGCCAAACTCTTACAACCCTACCCTTTATCCTCAATGTCGCAGAAACACCCTGAATGTCTCTTAATCTCTGTGCTATTTTGTGTACTTTAAAATCAAAGAAACGATTTCTTTTTAGATAGTTTTCGAAATCGCGTAGTCGAAAATACGTGTGTCCTTCTTCCTCGTCAGTCCAAGGTCTACGTAAAAGTATTTCTTCTTTGTTGCTTGCTGTTTGCATATTGCGACAAAATTCTTCTAGATATTCATAGAAAGCACCTTTAACAGACGAATCATCAGAAGCCTCCATAATATGCCCTTCGGTTTCAGTCATATCACGCAACAAACTTCCTAACCTGTTTTCCCATATTGGTTTGCTAACAGTAGGTGGCATAAAATTTAATTGGTCTATGCAACATCTTTGAAAAGCAGGTTGGCTCATTAAAGCTTCTGTATCTAATTCTAGAGGCTCACCGTTTACATCCATAAACCAAACAGGTGGGTTAGAATTGTATTTTCTAAGGTTGGCAATTGTGGCATTTGCCACAGCATTGCCTACACCAAAACGCCTTGTAAGACATTTAGTCTTATCACAATACTCATTTATCGGAGCGTCACTACACTTGTAGGCATAATCTTTTCTACCAAGTTGTCGTACAATTACATTAACCTCACTCAATGCTAATGGAGGGTTCATGTATTTCATGTTGTAGCTTACAATTTCCTCTGCCCAAGTATCGGGAAAAGCTTTGCGAAGATATACCCCACAATTGAAAAGCCCGTTGTTACGTGTGCCATCAGGAAAACCTTGTGTACATAAAGTTTGCAAACAAGGTGGTCCATCTTTGACGAGATTATCCTCAGTCTTTTCAATGCTTAGAGCCTGTATTTGCTCTACAGTTTGAACATTATCATCATAAAGCTTAATAAACTCATCAAGCGAAGCTGCGGTTCCATCAATATTAAAAGCATACCTCAAACCCCTGTCCATATTGTAATAGGGCATATTAAGGAAATTACCAATATCGCCACGTTCTAAATTAAGCTTTATCTGTTTTGGGAAAATCTCTGAACCACTAAAGCCAAGACCTGCGCTAATACTACTTAAAGTATCTTGCATTTCTTTTGCGTTAATCCAGTTATCACAAAAAAGAAAGATATGTGCTCCACCTGATTTAGATCGACAAACTACCAAAGGTAATTTTAAATCTTGAATTCTATCAATCAGTTCTTTGTGGTTGAAGTTGTACTGATCTACATCAATACAGCCCCATTTGCACATATTCTCACTATTAATCGGAATAATGCCAACGCTATGACCCTTTCCTGTTAGATGACCTTTCCAAGTATCTAAAGTCCGTGGGTCACGTATAATCTTTGCCTGACCAGTATTCTTGCCGTTTGCCTGTTGCTTCTGGATTTCATAAGTTCCATAAGCCTCATTCAAGCCAACAAAAATACTGGCAAATTTTTCGATGTTCATTGTTCAATTTTTTAAAAAGGAACGTCTTCAGATTCAGAAGTTTCCTGACCATCTTGTGTGTGCTTTACTTTTACCTCACCTTTTTCAATTGATTCAGAAAAACTCTTACAAGATTTGTACAAATTAATATCATCGATTTCTTTGTCCAAAGACATCTCCCAACCATGCCAAGAACCTTTGGAATTTTCCTCAGACACTGTTTTTAGGGAATATATTTGTGAAAACATTGGCTTTTGTACTTTACCCGTGGGGGTATCCATTTCTTGTGACATAATAATTGAAAGCCATTTTTTAGACTTTTTCAATTGTGACATCTTCAAGGCGATCAACGCATTTGTAGCACCGCCTTTTACTGGAATGTATTTTACATACCATTGAGCAGTTTGTTCAATGTAATCACCTGACCCATCTTGTACATACTCTCTGTTGTCATTGGGATCTCGTTTTACTTCAGGCATTGCAGGGTCATTCCTGTCATATATTGCAACTGGAGCACCTGTGCCAGAACCTCTAGGTGACCACCTGATATATTTTACCTGAAAAAAGCAAGGCACTACTTTAATGCCTGTTTTACCTTTAACGATATCATTTGTGACCGTATTAATTATGTCCCCTGCTTTGACATCATCTCTTTCATCTAGAATAGGGTCTAACTTTGATATAATTTTAAGAAAAGGTAAGGCTAAATCTTCAGTCTCAACATTTTGTAACCCTCCAGATGCATCTGCTACAAACATTGAAGCAAGATCATTAGTGGCTACTGCGGTTTCTTTTTTTTCTGCAACAGTAGTTTTAGCTTGGGTCATTTCGAACCTCCTTTTGTTATAGTTGCCTTTTGTCCAATAAATGCTCCGAAAAGTTCCATTGGAAATTCGTCCCCTTGTTCTACTCTTTCTTTTATAAAAGCCTTCAAGGTTTGTGGATGAACTTTTTCCACTTGATTTGGGTTTAACCCACTTTTTAACGCAAGAGACTGAAACTCTTTTGCTTTGGTGTCTTCCCCCATTGCGAAGTCCACGGAAACTATATTTTTCACTATGTCCCCATATCCGTTTTGACGTAACCATGCAAAAGCCTCCTGCTCACTGTCTTTCCTAATACTTCCACCATATGTCTTTCTGACATCAACTTTTGATCCGTCTTCAAGTTTGATGCTTGAAAGCCCCATCTCTGCTAAATGTTGTGGAAGTTCTTCGTCAGTCAATTTGAGGAGTTCTTTTTTATATTGTTTTACTAAATTTTCAGATTTAGCCAAATTTTCTTCAACGTTTTGAATTCTTTTGGCTAAAATAGCTACAATACTTAGACCTTGGTCATTGAGTCCTTCGAAAGCAGATTTTTGTTTTTCTTCCGCATCTGCTTGGAATAACGATTTTAAATTATCGCCCATAGTTGCTCCTTGGTTCGTGTTTCATGTTTAAAGAGATTTTACTCTTGATTTATCTGATAATAACGCATAATATCTGATAGTCAAGGAGAAAATTATGTCTGAAATTATTGAATTATTCGATTTTAAAACAAAACCTTACGAACATCAAATGCAAGTTTTAGAAAAATCTTGGCAAGAAAAATATTATGCTTTGTTTATGGAAATGGGAACTGGGAAGTCAAAAATAGCGGTGGATACTTTAGGTTTATTGTATCAAGAAAATGAAATTGACGCTGCTTTAATTATTGCCCCAAAGGGAGTGTATCATAATTGGGTTTATAAAGAGATCCCAACTCATATGTCAGATAAAACCGACTATGTCGTGCTTGCTTGGCAACCAAACATAACACAAAAGTTTAGGTCTAGTTTTGAAAATTTGTGCCATACCAAAAAATTAAAAATATTTGTAATGAATGTAGAAGCTTTAAGTACAGCTAAAGGCACAAATACTGCTCATTGGTTCACAAAACGTTTTCCTAATAGTATGATAATCGTGGATGAGAGCACTACTATTAAAAATAGAAAAGCTTCAAGAACCAAGAATGTAATTTATGTAGGACAAAACTGTAAATACAAACGTATTTTGACAGGCTCTCCCATAACTCAATCTCCAATGGATCTGTACTCTCAGTGTGAATTTCTGAACCCGACATTACTCAATTTTAAAAGTTATTATTCATTTCAAGCTCGATACGCAGTTCTTCAGAAAAGGAATTTTGGACCACGTTCAATTCAACAGATTGTAGGATTTAGAAAGTTAGAAGAGTTAAACGAGAAACTTGATGGTTTTTCAAGTAGAACCTTAAAGAAAGATTGTCTTGATTTGCCAGATAAGATTTTTATTAGAAGAGAAGTGCCTCTTTCTCCTGAACAAAACAAAGTATATATGCAAATGTCCAAGTTAGCTTTGGCTATGTTAGAGGATGGTCAGTTATCAACAACAACGAATGTTCTTACACAAATCATACGACTTCAACAAATATGTTGTGGGTTTATAAATGATGACGAAGGCAATACTACAGAAATAAAAAATGACAGGTTAAACGAACTTATCAATGTCTGTGAAGAAGCAAATGGTAAAATCATAATCTGGGCTACATTCGTTCACGATATTGTGAATATTGGGCAAGAATTGTCAGAAAAATTTGGTAAGGACAGTTTTGTTACTTTTTACGGTGCTACCTCACAAGAAGAAAGACAAATAGCAGTAGATTCTTTTCAAGACCCTGATTCGAATGTACGTTTTTTTGTTGGTAATAGTCGTACTGGGGGTTTTGGAATTACGCTTACTCAAGCTAATACCGTTATTTACTATTCAAATAATTATGATTTAGAAATTAGACTTCAGTCTGAAGATAGAGCACATAGAATCGGTCAGACTAAGAGTGTGACATATGTTGATTTGGTAAGCCCAAAAACTGTAGATGAAAAAGTACTTAAAGCCTTAAAAAGTAAGAAAAATTTAGCAAGTAAAGTGCTTGGAGAAGAATTAAAAGATTGGCTTACTGATGAAAGTCAAATGAAATTAATTTAAACTCTTTTAGGGCCATCAATAGCAAAGTTTGGAACACCTGACTTTTGGTTTTTCATCATCAAGTCAAATAGCTGTTCTCGTATACCAAAAAGACTACCTCTATTTTGTACACCCGTTCTTAATATTTCTCTCAAATCACTATTATTGAATTCGTCAATGTTTAAGTCAACAATGTCCATAAATTGACCTAGTCCTAAATTTTGAAAAGGAGGAATTTTAGAGGGACGTCTGTCTTCAATTTTCTGATATGAATCAATTAGCATTTCAGATGGAGACATTGTGCCTTGATTCGTGTTTGTAGGTTGCTTTTTACCACCTCTAAAGAATTCTCTTAAACTATCTCTTAGAGTGGAAATGCCAGAAGGAATATCCGCACCACCTACCAAAGGTGTTATGGCTCTATTAATATACCCTAAACTACCTTGTGGTCCTTCAGATAATCTTTCTGTAAATTCAGGGCTACCCTCAATCATTTGTTCTTTAGTATCTAAAAAAGCTAATGGCAAGCCAAATGGACTAGCTTTGGAAAATAAAGCCCTCGCTAAAACCTCTTTTCCACTTTGTTGTCTTGGTACAGCACTTGCAATCCCAAATCCTGTCATTTGACCTTTTTTAATAGGTCTTTTTAAAGCACCTCTTTCTGTGCCAATTTGGCCTGCGTCAGGTATTCCAGCTTGAAAAGGATCGATAAATTGATCAAATTTAGAACTGATTATGTTTTGAATTCCTTGAGAGGGTATTTGCCTACTATAGTCCATTTTGTTTGGATTAATTCCAAAAACTCTCGTAAAAAAACCTTGATTACCATAAGGATTTGTATCCGTCATACCTTGAGACTTTTTAAAACGATCTATGGCAGACAATCCTCCTTCTCCAAGGATCTCCATAGCTTTTTCACGTTCTTTCTTTTTGTCTTTTTTAGACAGATTTTCGTAAAACTTTTTATTAGTTCTTTTTCCCCCAGAAAAAAACCCACCTTTTGATTCATAATTCTGTGACGCAGCTGCATCAATGTCGGGTGCAAAAACCATTTATACCACCATTGCTAAAGAAGCTTCTTTAGTTTCTTCATTTCTACGAGTCCAACCTTTACCAAAATATTCAAAGGTTTTTAAATTTTCGTAATAACTTTGTCGTTCTTTATGTAGTTCATCAATAACGTGTAAAGAATCTTGTTCATGTATTTTAGCCAAGGTCATTGGTCCGATAGCCCCGTCCTGTTCTGCACCAACAACCTTTTGTAAATATCGTGCAGATCTCGAAGGACCACTATTAACAGCCCAATCGAAACAAAAAAAATCAACTCCACTTGGAAGTTGGTCTGCTTTTACTCGATCCCAAAAAGATTTTTTGTAAATTTTTTCAACATCAGTGTGAGGTATCATTTTTAATTCGTTTATGTCCTTCAAAGGTCTACCAAGGAATTTTTCATATGTTTTGTAAGTGATGCCGCGATTTGTAGCCCCGCCTGGATCTTTGGGATGATCCACAAATCCGCCTTCGTGTTTAAGCACCATATCTAAACTTTTGAAAAAGTTCGCTTCCATCATGTCCTCATCAAACCAAGAATACCGTCACTTGGAAAGGCACTTGCTAGTCTGTTTCTAGTCTGTGGTTGTTGGGCTGCGGTTCGCGGTGCGCTAGGATTTAAAGAGGGGCTTAATTGAGATGCGTCAGAAGATCTATTCATTAGTTCTAAAGCTCTTTGTCTTACATCTTCATTATTACGAGCACGATTTATAATATCTGGTCTTCCTGCATCCTCTAATAATTGTTCAGTAGTTTCATCAACGCCTGAGTCTTTTAATTCATCCTCCTCAGACAATCTTAGACCTGCGCCAATTAAGTAAGCATTCATCATTTTTACAGATTCCTGAAGTTGTTTATCCGTATTTGTTTTTCGCAAAAGCGTTACTAGAAATTTAGGATCAAAAACTGCTTTACGAAGCATATCAACTTGTAAAGCTTCGGGAATAGAATTAATCATTTTATCTGCAGCTTGCGCTCCAACATTAGCCTCAACAAGTCCTTGTGGTCGTAATCCTAAAGTTCTTGCCATATTTGTAGCAGTTGTTGAACCTGCGATTTTTGTCACCGCTCTGACAAGTAAATTAGTATCATCTACTAAGTTTGTTGGTACAGGACCTCCTTGAGTAGACGATTGTAATTTTGCTCCTGTTTCCAAGATATATTGTAGTCTATCTAACTCTGCTTGCGAAAAAAGACCTTCGCTTTTTAAAATATCAACAAGAGGAGTTCTGTTTCCTTTACCACCACCTTTTCTAATAGTAGCTGCCCCAACAGCACCGTCAACGTCTAAAGGACCGAAAACAGTGTTTAAGGCTGCCTGATAATTTAAACCATCTTTTCCAGTAGCGGTGTTAAACATATAATTTATTATGGAAGATTTTAAACCATCCATTAATTCTTCGGGTTCAAAACCTTCTTGTCTTAATTGATCAGCTATATCTTTATTCACAGATGCTTGTTTTACACTTTGAATAAGTTTTTCAATTCTATCTTTTGGTCTTTTTGCACCTATAGCCTCTGCAATGGCTAAATCTGGTTCTGCATAAGCTATTACTCTAGCTAAAACATCATTTTGTTTTATTCTTTTTTCAAAGTTTTCTTTAAAAGCTTTGGATTCAGTTAATTTTGCAAACTTTTCTAACTGTTTTCCATCCTCAATCATGGTCTTAACTTGTGGGAATACAGTCAATATACGATCATATTTATTTAAAAAATCAGCTGCTTTCCTCTCATTTACCATACCTGTGACAGGGTCAATAATTTCTTTCGCCGCAAATCTTGTGGCTTGTGTTAGATTTAAATCTAAATCTGCACTGTCAACAGGCCCTGAATCATCTCCAGCTAAAATACGCAATTCTGGGTCAATGTTGAGTTCGTCTAATTTTCTTTGAACAAAAGTTGCAGCATCTCTCATTTGTTCTGTTTTTAAAATAACGGCTGTATTTCTTCCCTCAAAGAGTTTATCTGCAATTAATTCATCTGGGATGTAATCTACCGCATTCTTATCTTTCGCCAATAAATCTTTTACAAAAGTTCTTCGTATAGCATCGTTTTTACCTTTGGAAAAAGCACGAGCAAGAGCATAGCTAGTGTCATCTTGTAAAAATATATCTAATTCATCCAAAACTGTTTCAGACATTTGTTTATAAGCTTTTGCAGCCATAAATTGATCGTCTGCATAAGCTTTTCTTGCAGCCTCCAGAAATTTACTACGAAGCAACATCATGTTTTTAACTGTTACTCTTTGTCTTGGCTTATCAGGGTCAAAGTTCTTTGATTCTACAAGTTTTTTTACTTTAGCTATTCTTGTTAATTCAGATCCAACTATTGCATCAACAGGTTCCTTCGGTAGAAAAAATTCACCCTTTATTGCATTTATACTATCAAAAAAGGAATCGGATATATCAACTTCACCTTCAGGAACTTCATCAAATAATTTTTTTTCTTGTGCATTTGCGTTTTTAAGTATTTGGTTAATATTGTTGGATAAACTTTTTCCTATATCATCAAAATCAGGCACATCAGAAAGTCTTTGAGCCGCGCCTATAGCTCTTTCGTTAGCTATTGCTAATTCTGTTTCTAAAACTTCTGAAAAAGCTTTTTCTCTTATCTCCATAGCGGCACGGACTGATTCTACTGTGCCGATGCTCTCTAAACCTTGTGCAAGTTGTTCTATAAATTCATAACCTTCATTTAATCGCCTTGTTGCTTCTAAATCCAAGAGTTCATCCGCACCACCTTGAGCTTTACTCAAAGTTAATTGAAGCCTAGACAATAAAGGAGAACCAGTTATTTGAGCAGGCGTAAGTTCTGGAAGGTCTATTTTTAAATCTTCTATAATGTCTCGTAATCTCTCAGGGGAGAACAAACTTTGTTCTGTGTCAGATTCACTTATTATATTAGCTTCAAGGGTATCTGCAATTTGATCAGGGTCTTCTCCTGCAGCTAAGAAATATTTTCTAAGTTTTTGACCTAATTTAGTTTCTCTTGCATCTGTTCCTAATTGACCTTTTAATGAGCCAGTTAAAGATGGAATAAAACGAGAAAGTATGGCTGTTGGACTATTAGAAGCTAAAAGTCCACCACCTACTTCTCCACCAAACTGTGTTATACCACTATCTGGGACGAATTTATCAGCCGTAGCTCCACCTAAAGCAGCTCCACCAGATCCCACAACTTCTGACCCAAAAAATGCCGTTTGAGCACCTTTACCAAGTTGACCCTTTGCAGCCTTTCCTGCTTGAACAAGTCCTGTTTCTAAAACATCTAATATTTTTAAAGGAGCTTTAATTACTTTTTTTAAACCAAAATAGTTAGGAATATTGTTTAATGAGTCTGAAACCAATATATTCTGAAGGGTCTGACCTTTTTTGGCTGGCAGTAAATAAGGTGCTCCCATTACAAAAGCCACATCCCCACCAAGGATGTCCCCTACTTTAGCCTCAAACCTGTCTTGTGGGAAATATGCTTTGTCTTCAAAGCCTAAAGCATCAACCGCCTTTTGTCCTATTTTGTCACCAGTAAAAGCTCCTGCACCACCAAGAGCAATCATTGAAGGTATTTTCAATGGACCTGGAACTTTTGATCCTGTTTTAACTCCACCAACAATTCCACCCACCATAGGAGCACTTTCAGTAAATGACTTTAGTAATTCGTTGGTGAAAGCAGATAAACCACCTTTTTTGGCAATATTGGTATACACATATGTGAAATCGTTGATGTTACCACCATCATTTAAATATCTATCGTAATCCACATTTAATTGGTCTGCGACAGAACGATTAATTGTATTTAAATCAATTCCAGCATCAAATAAAGCGTCAAAATTTAGGTCTATTGCCCGTGGACTTTTTGCAAATGGAGCGGTAACGTCTCTTTTTGCAAATGGAGCGGTTTTGATTCTGTCAACGTCTCTTTTAAATTCTTGTACGGTGCTCATGAATTAATTTTTTCTTTCATATTCTTTAGGGTCTTTTTTACCAACAGTTAATCTATCAAGTAACTTTTGATATTCACCTTTTAAATAACTTAAATTTGATATATCTTTTCGTATTTTAGTTTGTGCAGTAATGGTGTTTGCTGTTTCTAATTCGTCTTGTAACGTTTTAATGCTATCACTTATAAAGGATAACATATTGCTCGTCTTGCTTCTTGCCAAAGCAGGAGTCGTTCCTGCCCCATAAGGATCAAAATTAAGCTCCTCTATTTTCTTACGAAGAGCATCCGTGTCTTTTCCACCTAACGCACCAAGTGTTCGAGTGACTGTAATAGCATTAAGTGCATTAATGTCATCGAGGGCTGCTCTACCTTGTTGGGCTGAAATCTCATCCCCAGTAGTTAAAAGAGAGAAAAAGTTAGCACCTTGCTCAATACCCCTAGCAATTTTTGCTTGAGGTCCTAAATTAGAAAGATAGTCAATGTCGTTTTGAATGATACCGTCATAATTTAAGATTGCATTTTCGGCTTGTTCTGTTGTTTCATCCTCTGGCAATAAACCGTAAGTAGGAAAAGTTTCATCTTTTAATCTAGCTTTTCTAATAGCATCAATCACAAAAGGAGGGACATTAGCGTCACTCATCATAAATCCACCGTCAGGATTTGGAACTAACCTTCTTGCAGAAATAATAGCGGATAAGTTGCTTTCAAAATCGATTTTATCTTGAGGTGAGAAATTACCTGATGCGATTTTTTGAGCTACAGGAACCATGAGCACTCGTGCTCTTGCTTCTGTTAACCCTTTGGTTTCTGTTGGAGTGGTTCTAATATAACCGTTTGCTACAGCATTTTGTATCTCTTCTTCAGTTTTCACTCGCATTACTTTATTATCTGCGTTGAAGAGATTTATTGGTTCTTTTTCATCAATTATTAAACGAGTTCCTTCAGGGGAAACTGCAAACAACTTATTACCAATAACTTTATAATCGTCTGGCGTAGCAAGACCATACCCTTGTTCTATTAATTTATTTTGTTGAGCCTCAGATTTAGCTGTTGCATAAACGGGAGTGCTTTCACCATCTTTTTCAACCATTTTATACATACGCACAAAAGCAAAGTCTTTTAGAGAATTCACTGTAAAACCGTCATTCACTGCATCTTGAAGATCTTGAGGAGTAAAGACTGATTTAAAATCCACTCCACCTGTTTCCTCATTTCTTTTATACACTATTTTAACATCAGACATTTCAGTAGGTGTGATTAATTCACCTCTCGCTTCTCCACTCAAAGCTTTAATTTCATCATCATACATTCGGAAAACAGTACCTGCAGGTCGAAGTTTCCCTGCTATAACTTGAGGAGTCTTGAAAGCAACTTGTTGCAAAGTACCTCTGCCTTCATCTTTATAAGGAACAAATTGATTTCTTTCTTCCCTTGGCAGTTTAGCAAATTCCTCATTAGTATAAGCTCTAACTTCATTTGTATCAGTATTTCTGTAAAACTTCGAGTCTGCAAAAACTTTATCTTTAGGAGCAACAGTAGAAGTAAACCCAAGATTCATTGCTTCCTCATACGCAGTCGGTGTTAACACTGAAGTTTGCTGACCTGTCTCTAAATTATATAATTCTTTGGGTTCATTAAAACGATCAATTTCAGGTTTTTCGTATTTTTTAAATAAAGCTTGACTTGCTCCAAGAGAGGCCAATTGTTTTGAACCTAAAGGATATCGTGCATTGGGTTCAAAAGTACCAAAAGGTGTCTGTAAAGGTTCTTTTCCTGTATATACATATTGTCCTATCGTCCCAGGATCAACAGAGGTTTTTTCTTTAGGTGGTCTAGTTGTTTGGTTAAATCCTTTTTCAATAGCACTGTTTTCTTCATTTTGATTAGTGACAAAAGTAGCTTCGCCCTCTTCATTAAACAAAGTTTTCCCTGTAAATTTTTCAGGCACTGAAAT